GAATAACCTCAAGTATTCCCCAGCGCTCTTGAAAATCTTTGATGAAATCCTCGTCAACGCAATCGACCGCAACTCCACATACCCCAAGAATGTCACCTCCATTTCCATCGATGTTGATAAAATTAATGGTTCAGTGACTATAGAGAACAACGGACCCATTGGTGGTGTCGGGGTTCGTATGCATGAGAAGGAGGGTATTTGGAATCCTGAATTAACATTTGGACATCTTCTCACAAGTACCAACTATGACGACTCTAAGAAGCGCATCGTTGGTGGTCGAAATGGGTATGGGGCTAAATTGACGAACATTTATTCTTCAAATTTTTCCATCGTCATAAAGGATCATGAGACTAAACAAACATACACACAAAAATGGTCCAACAATATGACCACGTGTGAACAACCCAAAATCAAGAAACATGCGGGTGCTACATCATCCGTTTCTATCACTTTCACCCCCGATTGGAAGAGGTTTGGGATGTCCAAGATGGATTTCCCAATTTATAAGATTTTCCAAAAGAGAGTCTGGGACGCGAACATATGCACAAGCCCTAATTGTAAGATTAAGTTCAATGGGGATGTACTCCCCAAACAAAACTTTGAGGTGTACGCCAAGATGCATCAAGGTGTCGGGGAAGTGTGTACATTTTCAAATGACCGTTGGTCCGTGTGTATTGGTCCATCCGAGAATGGCCTCGAACAGGTGTCTTTTGTAAACGGGATCTGTACAACCAAGGGTGGTACACATGTAGACCACGTGGCATCTTTGATTGCGAGTGGTGTCATTGAGGATATGGCAAAGAAGATTAAGTTGAAGCCCCAGCAAGTGAAGAACACCTTCAATATCTTTGTGAAGGCGATCCTAGAGAACCCAACGTTCTCGAGTCAGGTGAAATCTGAATGCACCCTCAAAGCCCAAGACTTTGGGAGTAAGTTTGAACCACCAAAGAACTTCATCAAGAATGTTCTCAAAACGGGTATCGGTGAGGAACTCACTGCTCTCTCAAAGTTCAAGGAGATGAAGGAACTCAAAAAGACTGATGGTGCGCGCAAGTCTAAAATTACTGGGATTCCCAAATTGGATGATGCCAACAAAGCTGGAACAGCCCAATCTTCTAAATGTACACTGATTGTGACGGAGGGTGATTCGGCAAAGACATTGGCTGTCGCCGGTCTCTCTGTGGTTGGTCGTGATCATTTTGGGGTATTCCCACTCCGTGGTAAGTGTAAGAATGTGAGGGATGTTTCAGTCTCCCAACTCACATCTAACCAGGAGTTTAATGATCTCAAGAAGATCTTGGGGCTTCAACAAGGTAAGGAGTACAAGGATGTCTCAGAGCTTCGTTATGGCCGTCTCATGATTATGACAGATGCCGATAATGATGGAAGCCACATCAAGGGTCTCATTCTCAACATGATTCATTACTTCTGGCCGAGTCTCCTCAAGTTCAACTTTGTTGTGAGTATGGTAACCCCCATCATCAAGGCATCCAAGGGGTCTGACTCAAAGTCATTCTACACCGATTCAGCATTCCGCACGTGGTATGGAGAGGGGAAGAATGGGTGGCGTATCAAATATTACAAGGGTCTCGGTACCTCCACATCTGCAGAGGCTCGGGAATACTTCAAGAAAATCCAAGAACTCACCGTGAAGTTTGATATGGATGTCATGACAGATGATTCTATTGTTCTCGCGTTTGACAAAAAGAAGGCTGATGCGCGTAAAACGTGGCTTCTTGAGAGTACCGCAAAAGATGCCACAGAGTTGGAAGTACCCTATGGACATGTCAAGCAACTCACTATCACCGACTTCATTTACAAGGATCTTGTGAATTTCAGTCTCGCTGATTTGAAGCGTTCGATCGCCCACGTTGCAGATGGTCTCAAACCATCCCAAAGGAAGGTTATGTATTCGTGTTTCCAAAAGAATTTGACTGCCGAGATGAAGGTGGCCCAATTGGCTGCGTATGTCGCCGAAAAGAGTTCCTACCACCACGGTGAAGTATCCCTGGCAGATACGATCGTGAAGTTGGCGAATGACTATGTGGGTTCTAACAATATCAATCTACTTGAACCGTGTGGTCAATTTGGTACACGACTTATGGGGGGTAAGGATGCCTCACAAACGAGGTACATTTTTACACGGTTATCGAATCAGACTCGATCCATCTTCGATGCTAAGGATGACGCCATCCTCAACTATCTCGATGACGATGGGAGGTCTATCGAACCCGAGTTTTATATGCCAACCCTACCAATGGTTCTCGTGAATGGGACTGAAGGTATCGGTACAGGATTTAGTTGTTACGTTCCCCCATTTAACCCAAAGGATATTCGAGAAAACATTCTCAATCACATCACGGGTAAACCCATTCAAAAAATGAAACCATGGTTCAGGGGCTTCAAGGGGCGTGTGTTTGAGCAGGATGACACGTGGATAACCGAAGGGGTTTGGAAAGTTATCAGTCGCACGATCAAAGTGTCTGAACTACCACCCGGGAGATGGACCCAGGATTACAAGGAGTATCTCGATACCCTAGTTGAAAAGAAGGTGATTGGGAATTACACAAATAACAGTACAACAGAAGACGTTGACTTTGTTATTCAGGAGTATACTGGTAAGGATATCATCAAAGATCTCAAGCTCCAAAAGACTGTTCGTACGACGAACATGCACCTATTTCACCCAACGAAGGGTATCCACAAATACCAAAGCCCGGAATTGATTCTATCAGATTTTATTGATCTCCGATGTGACTATTACAAAAAACGCAAAGCACATCTCATCGACGTACTCCAGACGAAGAGTGAAATGTATGACAACCGCGCAAAGTTTGTCACTATGGTTATCGAGGGGGGTCTCATTGTTTTTAAAAAGAAGAAACAAGAACTCGAGAGGGAAATGGCAACAATCTTTACAAAAATGGACGGGTCATATGACTACCTTCTGAATATTAGGACGGTGGAATACACGGAGGAACGTGTCGCAACCCTCCTCAAAGAGTTGAAGCAAACGAAAAAGGAACTCGAGGTCTTACGATCAACGACCCCGATGACCATGTGGGAAAATGATATTAAAAATATATAAACAATAGATAAGTATGGGTGAAGCTGCAAAGATTTCTCTCAAGGCTATTGGAAAGCAGGATACATATCTTCTTTCCAAAGACCCAGATGATTCATTCTTTAATTACAAAGATTTAATAAGACATTCAGAATTTAGAAAATATCATAGAAGTCGTAACGTAGTGAATCCTGGTCAGGTGCCTAAATGGCCACTTGGGCAGACCCTAAAAGTTGAATTCAACCCAACCAATATGGGTGACCTATTGAGTAACATGTGGTTGAGTATTACTCTACCTGGTATCACCGATGGTAATTACGCAGATCAAATTGGGAGACATATCTTAAAAAGTGTTACAATGTTTGTGGATGATATAGAAGTTGAGAAATTACATGATGATTGGGGGATTATCTATGATGAGCTTTATTTAGAAATGTCTGAAAAGGTGGCTAACCGATTCCTGGTAAATAGAAACCTTGGGTATGATGCATCTGTTGGGGCGGAGGTCTTTGCTAGGAGTAGCACAGAAGTTGTTGTACCCCTACACTTCTTCTTTTCACGGAAGTATGCGAGTGATGAACACCCCACCAATAAACCGAATCGTCCATATTTTCCTATATGCTCTATTTACAAACAAAAGATTGTGTTTGAATTGGAATTCCATAACCAAGAATTTTTCACAAATACCACAGATACTCTCGAATTACAATCTTTCAATCTCGTCACAGAGGAAATTACATTGAGTGGTGAAGAACGGCAATACTTTGCTTCTAAACCTCACACCCTAACTACCGACCTTGTTAAAAAACACCCGGTCATCACAAGTGAGTTAAACAATGACAGTATAAAGAACAATCTTGTTCCATCTATACCAGTGAAGTGTTTTCATTGGTTCTTGAGAAATCAGAAGTTTGAGAATGCTGCGAGGAGTGTAGGTCTCGAACCAACCCTATTGGGGAAGATCATAGATGGTACAGCGGGTGAAGATAAATTTGGTAGAGCTGTGTCTATTTCCGGGGATGGAACCCGTTTGGCCATTGGTGGATCCCTAAATGACGCGGCTACAGAGGATACATCAGCCAATAGGGGTCATGTAAAAATATATGAATACAATGCAACTACCAGTTTGTGGGTCCAATTGGGTTCGGATATCGTGGGTACAACTGATCTAGATCAACTTGGGTTTTCCGTTTCCCTCTCAAATAATGGATCCCGTGTAGCGATTGGGTCTCCCCATAGTGCTTCAAATAAAGGTCACGTGGAAGTATATGACTACAGTGTGGGAAGTGGTTGGACACAAACGGGGAGTGATATCGTTGGTGCGACTGCCGGTATGCGGTATGGATACTCAGTAGATCTTTCTAGTGATGGTACCCACGTAGCTGTGGGTGCTCCATTTGATGACACCACTGCCACTGATTCTGGTCTTGTGAATGTGTATAAATATGCATCTAACTCGTGGACGAAGGTTGGTGCTGATATTGTTGGTGCCGCCACTCTACACAAATTGGGTACATCCGTTTCCCTTTCTAGTAATGGAATTATATTGGCAGTGGGAATTCCTGGAAATGGACAAGGTAGTGTCAAGTCATATGCACTAAGTAGTGGGAGTTGGGTAGCACGTGGATCGGAATTAATTGGGGAGGCTACCAGTGATAAGTTCGGTACATCTGTGTCATTATCCAGTAATGGTGCTAGGTTAGTTATAGGTGCCCCCGAAAACGGCACTGCTGGACATATCCGAATTTTCAGTTACAGTGGTAGTGCTTGGAGTCAAATGGGTACTGACATTGATGGTGCAGCTGCCGGGGATAAATTTGGTACATCTGTGTCATTCTCCGGTGACGGGACGAGGGTAGCCGTGGGTTCACCGGGATCTTCTTTTGGGGACGTGAAAGTGTATGTGTATAAAAATACTACATGGACTAAACTTGGTGAAACTCTCATTGGTGGTATAACAGGTGATAAATTCGGGTCATCTGTATCTCTTTCAACGACCGGATTGAGAATAGGGGTTGGACCCGATGTGACGACTGGTGACACTAGGGGTTATGCATACGCGTACGCTCTACAGACAAGTGAGGAGGAAAAGTTTCTCATGCACAATCGTTTCAACTTCTCTTCTAGTGAAAACTTTGATGAGAACACTACATTTTTCAATCCAGTGTTAGATACTGCACAATTTTTCATTTATGGAAACAAATTACCAAACGTTTCCAATACAAATCACAATTACTTCAAATATCTCGTCCCCCATAGGAATAGATTAGCTCGACCAATCAGGAATATTTATACATATAGCTTCTCGATGAATCCAATTAATGTGGAACCCTCGGGAAACTTGGATTTCAGTAGTATAGAATCGGATAAAACCGTCTTTGAGGTGAAACTTGATACTACGAAGGTTGATATTACAAAAGACATATACACTCTACAAATGTATTACACTGGGTATTATACATTTAACTTTGAGAATGGATTCATGTCTGCCTCTTACTAAAGAGGGACCCCTTGTTAGTGCTAATATAATCAATAATATTGTTCTTGATACACCATTTGATGAAATTCAGCTGTGCCAGCGTTGTATGAATTTCTTGAGATGTCCCCGGTACGACGTATGGAAACTTTGCAGATCTGCAAAAGGGGTCAAACAGTTTTTTACTGTAACCATCCAAACTCGACTTATATGCACAATGAACGGTAAACAGTTTACCGTCGGTGGTCGTGTACGTTGTGTTATTTTTTTTAGCGTAATTCGTGATAAACCATTCAAGGTTTCTCAGTGAAATACCGGTTGTTTTATCTAAAATGTTTAAAAGTTTAGTTCTATTCTTCTCTTCGTTATAAAAGTTGTTGATTGATGATAGTAGAATATCTGATTTACTCATTAGTAAATAATGAATTCATATCTCTAAATACATTTGAACGAATACAAGCTGGACAATCTGGAACAAAAACGCGTTCGGGACCATGGGTATGGGAATTCATACTGGAAATGTCTCTTTGACGAATAATCCTCCCTTGGGACACATGTTTTCCACAATATCCTTCATGAAGTCCCTTGAATGTGCATCTATGACCATCAGATTTAGTACCCTTACATGTCAATCCAGTGTAAACGTCGGGTACATCTCTAAGTAGCAGGTCGAGAGATATACCATGTTTTTTTGAGACGATTTCTGCATATTCGTTCACGATCTCGCTTATACGCAGTTTCAGTTCTTCATCGAATATGTGCATAATTTTATCATACGACGTCATTGCTTACTTCTATCTTGTTCGTATTTTTTAAATAGGTCTTCAATAGAATTAGCCTTCTCTAAATTAGACTTTAACCGTTGTTTAAGTTCTACGATTGTACCGTCAGATGCGAGGTTTCGATTTTTACATTCCTCCACAAGTTCACCCTTTTTCATACCACTAAATGTCGGTTCTTTCTTCTTTTTTGGGGGTTGATGTTGATTGATGATTTCACCGAATATTTCATCTTTCGTGTTTTCAAATAGGGGGTCTAGAAGATCACACACCGGGTTTAAAAACTTATTCTCGAAATAGTAGTGATAGTCTACTGGAATTTCATTTTCCGCAACGTATACGGGATCCTCTGATTTTTCGAAAGCTTTGGCTTTGGGATCACCCGTCTTTGTCAATATGTAAGGAACGCGGTCACCAGATTGTGGTTCAGACCCAGGTTTCCTCTCACGCATTTTACGAACCACTTGGACGTGTGCCTGGTTAATGTCATCAATTTGGGAACTCATAATCGATACTGGTACACCATTAACCTTGTAAGTGTCCGATAGACCTTGACTCAATATCAATTTTTCATTGGGTATATCACCAGATAATAACTCTATCGCACGCTCCCTCGCAAGTTCGAGGGGTGGTCCAGGGTCATTTGATGTCAATATAACATCTAGCAATTCCTTACACACTTCCCTCACGTGGGGTGTATTATCACGACGAACAACTTGGAGACCCTTGATGTCGATATAGTCCATGTTCATCTTCCCATCCTTACCCTTTGTCCAAAGTTTCGCGGCGTAACGTTTCTTTGAATAGAGGAAGTAGGGCCAGTACACCTTTTCAAGCTCCAGATTGTTGGGTTTTTTGAAAAGAGAGCTACATTCTTCTGCAGCGCGTTCTCCCAATTCCCAGCTATACTCGATAGCCTCCTCACCTTTACGATCACCGACATCAAACTCAACCATCACTGAATCTGTGTCACCATACCTCACCTTCGCACCCGGGAAATGTTCCTCTACGTACGCTTTGGTCTCCTCGATCATACTACGCCCTCGAGAAGTTGTTGTAGAGGCGATAGGTACACAGGGTAGAATACCCTTCCCAGCTCCAGTAAAACCGTACACAGAGTTCATAGAAATCTTGTACGCCAATTGTTTACCATTGTATACTTCTTTCATAGATCCAGTAGCAGCAGCCATATCCCGCTTAGCTTTTTTACGGAATTGTTTGAGTTCTAGGAGAATACTGGGTAAAAGACTTGGCACACCTTGGGCGAATTTATACGTTCTATCCCCAATTTTGAAGGTTTCATACACAATCCCAGGGATGTTACCATATCTCTTTTCATCCATCACGTATGTAGAGTAACATAGATTATCCGCCATCATGATAGAAGGGTACAAGGCTTCAAAATCGAGAGCTGTAATTGGTGTATAATATGCACCCTTTTGTGCATCGAGAACGGTCGCACCCTCATAAGGTTCCTCGGGTATAGCTCCATAACGAATCGTGGGTACCATAAACCCTAATTCCCTTGCCTTTTTTGTAAGCTGACTGAAAACCTTAATCTGCTGCCCCCTCTCTACAAGGAAACATAGGGGGACCCACGTCGCTTTAGCCATCTCCAATAAGTTCAAAAGTATACACATTTTCTTCATCAATTTATGTGGGAGTAACGTATCCTTGATACAATATTCAGCAACCTCCCCAAGTTTCACGGGATTCTCTTCTATGAAGCGGGCAAACATTTCTTTTGGGGGCATATCAATTTTCTGATCCCCGAGATACAACTTCGATACGTTATTCAAACTGTAGGAATCTAGTTTATACCCCTTCTTTACTTCGTGAAACATATCGAAAATGAAACGCCCCGACATTGGGAGTAGCTTCAGCATATTATCACCAAGTGCACTCGAACTGAGTTTTTTTAGAGAAAGTTCACAAGTCTGACTCTTCAATTTACCCAACTTGAAAAAATTCGGGTTACACCCCAGTAAGTGCGCTCGTTTATAAATGTATTGGAGATCGAACCCGAAAATATTCCAACCCGTTAAGATGTCGATATCCTTTTTTTGTACGTATTTTTGAAATGCTTCTAACATCGCCTTCTCGGTGTCAAAACTCACGACGTCCGGACCCTCTGTGTTCTTGTAGCATAGACACACCTTTTCATAAGGCTCATCTTCACCAAATTTACACAGTGAAACCGCGATTTGAAAGCAAGCATCCCCAATAACATCAGGATCTGGGAATTTTCCAGTGGAACTGTTACATTCTATATCAAATGATGCCACGACGAATGGGGCGATATCGTCACGTTCAACTGGTTTGAGGGTGTTCCACTTGTTACAGTATAGATCTATATCCACATTAGAAAGATATGACCGGACACATTCATCCCCACTGTCAATCCAACCAGTCGATTGAATACCAGTTCGAT